GGTGCCCGTTACGGCAGATTCGGTCGTACATCGGCATAGTTAGTTAGGCACGTCCCCTGGCGTGCGTGATACTTCGACCCAGTTGGTTCCGTCGAATTGAAAGTCGATTGAGCGGCTGTTCCCGGTCGCCGGGCTCGTCCACGCCGCCATCTTGAACACGGCGTTCCACGTCACAGTGCCGAGCGCGCCGCCACTGGTGTTTCGAATGCGAATGGTGATGCGCTGCCCGGTCGTCTCGTTCTGCGGCGCCGGCACTGAGAATGCCGAGCCTGACGACTGCGTGATCACGAACTCATCTGCTTCACGCGTGAGAATGGCGGCTCCGGGTGAGGCTGTCAGGCGTGCGTGAACGAAGCCCGACTTGCTGTGAACCTTGCCTCCACCGGCGACTGGCGCCAGATCAATGTTGCCGCTCGCGCCGCCCCAGGCTTGTATGTAGGCCGGGGTATTTGAAAGCAGCGGGCCGGTTGCCCAGGTGCCACCGTTCGTGATCGTGGTGTTGCTGTCGATGCCAGTCAGACGCGTGATGGCGTTGCGCACTTGCGATGCGACGCCGACGTTCACATGCACGACTTCTCGAGTGTCGTGATTCGCGAACCGCACGCCTTCGATGTTCGCTTCCTGCAGACCGCAGAGCGTACCGGCCGCTGCGATGAAGTAGCCGGTGTTGCTCGGATGGTGCATGTTGGCGTAGCCGCCCTGAACACGCAGAGCCGCGAGAAAGTTGCTCGGCGCATCACCGCCGGCCGGGTCGCCGAACTCGATGCAGTTGCCGCGTGCTTCGTAGTAGTTCTCGTGCAGGCTGGTGCCGGCCGCCGACGCGCCGACGCGAATGTTCGGGATGAAACCCTCGATCTTGCTGTGTGCGATCTCGCTGTTGGTGCCCGTCACCCAGATGCCGACGCCGCCACTGAGGGTCGTGTTCGTCAGGTGGCCGCCCAGGAAGCGGAGCCGCGAGTTGCCGTTGTCCGAAACGTCGGCCGCCGAGCGCCCGCGCACGCGCACGCAGTTCCGTGTCACGCTGTCATTCGAAACGAACGACACGCTGCTCATCTCGAGATCCCAGTTGTCAGACTGCGCGAAGACGGCGTAAGCGTTCGTGTTGCCGAAGTTGTAGAACTCGAGATCACGCAGCCGCGGGTAGACGATGAAGCTGTTGATGTAGATCCCGTGCGTCATCGACGAGCCACCGGTGAAGCGCAGCCCCTGCACGATGTACGGCGTCGTGTGAGGCGCGAGAACCGTGAGCCCATCGGGACCGAGAGAGATAGCCTTGCCAGAGCCCGAGTAGTTCAGGGTCGCGCCAACGTCGCCGCGCAGAGAGACGGGCTTCGTGAAAGCGAGCCCCGAACTGTAGTTGTAGACGCCAGTCGGGAAGTAGACCGTGAGCGGCGTCGTCGACGCGTTCACGACAGCTGCGACAGCGGCGAACGCTGTGTTGTTGCTCGTGCTGCCGTCACCCACTGCCCCATACGAGCGGACATCGATGATGCCCAGCGCGTGCGCCCACTCAGCGCCTTGCACTGCCGTCGCTAGACGGATCAAGGTCTGATAGGGCAGGCCCCCGCTGAACCCATGAGGCTCAGCGGGTCGGGTGTTCTTGAAGTTATGGGACAGGAGCCTGGTTGCCAAGGCCGTTACGGTAGGTAGCTGCCAGCGACGCTGAACGTGAATGAGGGAGTGCCACCGGCGATCGTCGCGACCACACGCCACACGCGCGGAAGCATCATCGCCGAGTAGTTGCCCGTGTATTCCTCGACGAGATACTGAGGGGCGCCCCAGTTGTCTCCGGCCTGCAGCGAGTTCGTGGATGAGCGAATGCGGTAGCCGCCGTGCAGAATCAGATCGGACGGCAGCGGGAGCGCCATCGTGGTGCTGAGAAAGTTCGAAACCGTGCCGTAATTCGACGCCTGGTAGATGTAGGTCAGCGTAGCCGCCTGATCACTCGCGGGCGGAGTCAACAGCAGCGTGTTCGTACCGTCGTCGATATTCAGATTCATACGCCGGTTCGCGACCGTGGCATCCGTCACGAGCGACGCGCGGAACGAAATCAGGCGCCAACGCGCATTGGCCGTCACAGTCTCCGAAATCTCTGCACCAGCCGCTGGGTCGGTGCCGGTGATGCTGCGAAGCGTGCCCGGTCCCTCGGGAGATGGATAGACGGTCAGCGAGCGCACGCCAGTAGTCGTGATGCGCTGGAACGCTGCACCCGAGATGTCCACCCACTGCGAGCTGATCGTGTCGAAGCCCTGCAGCTTCACATCCAGCGTCGGCGTTGTGCCGGATGCGGCCGAGACGTTCAACGTCAACGCGACTCCGCGGAACGCCTTCGAGTAGAGGCTGCTGCTGTTCGTGGTCGCAGTGCGGACGGCCGAAGCGAGCGCAGTCACGTCAACGTGCCCCGTCAACTGGCGCTGCTGCGCGCCCGCGGGGATGAGCGCCGCAACAACCAGCGCGATGGTAAGAATGAGCTTTTTCATGTTCGTTCGTTGCTGTCCTTCACAGCTGTCTAAGTTGTTAGCCGCCGATTTCGTTGACGCGTTTGGTGACTCTATCCATCGGCCCGTAGTTGTCGGGCGGTTGCTGCGGTCCCTGCGGCGCCGGGGGGCCACCTGGCGCGGGCGCCTGCGGCAGCGGCTTCATGCCGGCCGATGTCATCAGGATTTCGCGCGCCTGCTTCATGATCTCCGGCGAGATCGGGTAGCCAGTCTGCAGCAGAGCGATGACGTAGGGTCCGATGATCGGGTCGGTCATTTCCTCGATGCCGACGCGCAGGCTGATGTTCGGAACCTCGGGCTTCTTGCCCTCCGGCTTCACGATCACTTCCGCGGGGTCCAGACCGCTGAGCGCGGCCAGCTCGCTGATCACGGGCTCGACGTTCACGAAACCTGACTTCGCCGTCAGGTTGAGGAACCGCTCGATCTGCTCGATGCGCTGCTCTGAGTCGAGCTTGACCGTCGAGTCCTCCCGAATCGAGAACACGAACTTCGCACCGTTGACCTTGTGCCGGTCCCACACGCTCAGCCGCTGCTTCTCTTCCGGCGTCAGCAGCGCATCTTCCTTGGGACCGTCGTAGTACAGCTGCATGTAGCCGGCGATGCACTCGGCGATGCCGAGGAAGTACTTCGCGACCTTGCCGCGCTCCTTGGCGACACGCGTCTGGAAGTTCTTCTGAACGATGCCGGCTTCCGACGCCGTACGGCCCGAGGGATTGAAGCCACCGGCCTGATTCGGGCCAACCTGCCAGGCTTCCATCAGATCGCTGCGCAGCGTCTTGTCGAAGTCCCAGTTCTCGTGCGGGTAAGCAGCTCGAGCGACTTCGCCGAGCGCCGTGCTGCCGTCACCGTTGACCGGGATGATCTGCTGATACTCGCCGCGCATGATGTTCTGCAACACCATCGGGTCGATCCGGTTGGAGTTCGCCCAGCGCAGCGGCGTAGCGCGGTCGCGCTGAAGGATCATCTGGCTCCGTGACCGCTGCTGTTCCTCGGTCATCGGCTTGCCGACTTCGGAGTCAGACGGCGGGATCGTCTCGTCGGAGATGTAAGTCAGCGTGAGAACCCGGATCGGGAACTTCGTGACGCCGATGAAGCTCTCCGTTTCCTGATTCCACTCCTGGCCGGTGAAGTCTTCGTCGACAACCGGCGTCTCAATCCCGTCGACGAACACCTTGCGCCGCATCTTGGCGAAGTACTTCTCATCGGCGTTGTCCTTCATCGCGTTGTAGAAGATCTCGGTGAAGGTGACGCGAAGATGCGACTCGCTGCTGCGCGTGTCGGAGTTCTCGTTCTCGGTGCGATCGCTGTCGGAACTGCCGCAGATACGCTCTTTGTCCTCCGGCTTCAGACCGTTCGGCCGCTTCTCGGCGTCGTAGCCGAACTCGAGCAGCGCCTGTGCCCAGGTGAAGCACCCGTCCCAGCCGAGCCACGCCGCTTCGTCGAAATCCGAACCCTTGAAGTCTTTCGGCCAGAGAAGCTGATCGGGGCTGATGCGATGTGCGTAGAACTTGCAGTCCACCCGGCGCATCGTGTCGATCATCTGCACCTGACCGCTCTGCATCGCCGCGAGCTGCATGTCCGGCGGCAGCTTAGAGATGTCCATCGACGGGATCTGCGTCGGCTCGAACGTCGCCATGTATCCGACCTTGCAACCGGCGATGCCCGCCTTGTTGATCACGTCGGCCAGCGACTCTTCCATCACCACGTCGGGTTTCACTTCCGTCGTGAGGACGTGATTCAGTTCCTTCTGGAACACGGGAACCGCGGGCTTGTAGGCTTCGTGCTTCTCGGTCAGGATGACAGTCGGCACCTGGCTGAAGAGTGAGGCTTCCTTCGCCTTCGTGAACGACCAATCGATGGGAACGACGGCGCGATCTTCCTTGCCCTCTTCTTTGTAGGGCTTCATCTTGCGGCGCCGAACGTTGTCCTGCCACGTGTCCTTGAACTCTTTGCGTTCCTTACGGCTCTCTTCGATGCGCGTCTTCCACATCGCGTTCGAAGTGCCAGCGGGCGCGGCAACGGCTTCAGTCGCTGCCGGGTCCGACACTGGCGTAACAGGCGTTTCCATCTCAGGTGAGAGCATCGATTAACTTTCGGGACAGGGGTCTATACAAAGCAATTTGAATACCAACTAACGCACGTAGTTTGCCTGACCAACGCGCGCGACCGCGGTTTGTTTCTTGCGCATCCACAACGGCAATGTGCTCGGCGTGTACTCCACGCTCGGCGTCGAGTAGCCCTGGCAGAAGTACGCGAGCGTGACGACCCAGTGATCATTGCCGGGCGCGATCTTCCGCGGATCGTTCTTGTCGCGCTGCATCTCGGGGAGCGTCTTGATCAACTGCGGGCAGCCGCTGCGAAGAATCTGCAGCTTCGGCGCGCCGTCAATGATCGTGCCGAGCCATTCGTGAATCGCCTTGCCCATCGCGGCACGATCGTTGCGCGACGCCGTAAGTGAAACTCCTTCGGTTTCGTAGTAATCGGAATCGGCGAGCCCGGTGTGCGCCTTAGTCGCGAACATCGTCGGGTCCGCAAACGTGTCGACGACGCGCATGCCCTGCGACTCCTTCGTGATGTCCTTCGCGACATCTCGAGCGACAGTGCTCAACCAGTGATCTTCTTTGAAGACGATCGCGCAGCCGTTCGGCATGACTGCAATCCACAGGCATACGGCAGGATCTGGATTGAAACCAGAATCCACAGCGCGATAGATCTGAATCCATTCTTGAGCAAGGAGCGGCTTACCTTTCACAGTGGGAAGTTCGTCGATGACATGCCAGGGCCGCTGCTCGCCGTCAACGACCATGCGCGGGAAGAAGTCGGTGAAGTAGGCGCCTTCGATCTCCCACGTCCCATCGAGCCAGGCTTTGCGCGCGTGACCCTGCAGGTTCGAGAGCCGGCGCTGATACGCAACCATGTCGAGATGCGGGTTGTCGCTCGCGCCGATGTAGAGATCGCCGAACTCACTCGAGTCGTAATCGGGGTTCTCTTCCGGCGACACGTCCTTCGTGATGAAGTAACGCATCACGCCCGCGGTCGACTCGCCGAGCGGGTTGGTGCCGGCGCGCACCAGGGCAATGCGACCGGAGCCTGTTGACACGCGGGCGCACGCCGAGATTTTGATGAACATATCGATGGTGAACGTGGTCAGCTCATCGAAGATGATCAGATCGAACTCGGAAGACAGCAGGTTCAGAACGTCGGCTTCAGTCTCGCAGTGCGAGAAGTAACCCTTCGAACCGTTCGGGTAGTACGCAACGTTCTCGGTCTTGTTGTACTTGCCCCCGAGCTTCTTCATCTCGGCTTCGATGAACCCCAGGTGCGACTTGCGCAACTGCGGCATCGTGCGCCGGAGGATCAGATACTTGAAGCCTGGGAACTTCATCGCGCGCATGTGCGCGTCGAAGCGGAGGATGGTCGACTTGCCCGTGCCGCGGGGTCCGTGAATGAGCAGGTTCGGCGTCGAGTCGTCGGCGTGAACGAGCTTCCCCTTCGGAGTCGGGGTGTACATCACCGTCAGCTGGTCGTTCTCATCGAGAACCATCAGGCTGGCGGGGTCTACGTCGGAAGGCAGAGGGATGCCCTGGTCGACCGCGGCGGTCACACCTTCATAATCGAGGGTCGAGTCGAGAGAACAGAAGAAAGCCCACTCTGATTCGGCTTTGGCAGTCCTTCAGAGTGGGCCGTTTGCGAACTTGGTGCAGGCTCTGTGCGAAGGTGAAGCGGCTGGTGGGGGGTTATTCCCCGGCCTAGCCCCACTCCGCGCCTGGGAGTTGCGTGATCAGAATGGCCGGGTCAGATGTCGCCTGCATACCGCTTCATCGGCGACCCACGCACAGAGCCTACAGGAAATGAAGCATTGCGATTTGCATGCCGCCCCTTTCGCGGTCCCCTTCCACTCGATGCCCTCTCGCGCTGACGCGCTCGAAGACACGGGGACGCTTAGGGGCTGGGAGTGGAGTGAACCGGCCGGTCAGACGAGCGCGGAGCGCGAGTGCTGCGACAGGTGGGGAGGCTGGTGAGACGGAGCGATTACCGCAGGCGATGCTGCAATTCGATGTAGGCAGCGGCCGAAATGCGGTCGTAGTCGTCGTAGCAGATGCTGTCGAACTCCATGCCCTTGTAGGCTTGCGTGTCTCTGGCGCGATCGACGACGGCTACACGGATCACGGAACCGTTGTGGAACTGCACTTCCCGCGCCAGCCGCGCGATCCGCCGGTAGCGAACAAGGCCCATCGCTAGGTCACGCTCGAGTTCTAGCAGCGTGTTGAGCGCGTCTTTCTCGGTGGGCACCACGATCAGTGCTCGGTACCCGGGCTCGTAAACGCACGCGTTGATCATGTAGGTATGGGTCATAGGATCAGTGTCCCGTCGTTGACGGCTTCGAGCGCGATCTTGTGCTTCAGGAACGTGAACGCCGCGACGAACCGCAGCTCGGTGCCGAACTGTTCCTTCAGTGCTTCGGCGCCCGCGTCAACGATCATCCGCGCGATGTCCATCGTCAGCTCGTCGTGCTCACTCGGTGGCGTGTGGCGCTCGACGGGTTTGCTGAGCACAGCGGCGTTGCGGCGCACGAATTCCTGGCGGATCGCGTCGTCGAGCCCAGGGCGCTTCGCACAGATGTCTTCGTTGCCGAGCACCCACTCGAGATACCCGCGCTCGACTTCGGTGATCGGCTGGCCGCTGTATTTGCCGAACCGGAGGATGTAGCCGGCGGGCTCCGGCGGCCCGAAGTCGGTGA